CAGATTAGCGTAGGGCTAAACCTCACGCTCTCTAGCAGCTCCTAAAAGAATAACCAGCCCACTCACACAGGGTAACTGTGCGTGTCTGTTAGAGAGCCTCTCAAGGCTTCTCATCAATATGTCCAATCAGAAGGCTGTAACAACTGTACCTAATGAATTGCTGGACTTCAGAAACTTCCTCTTCTTATGCTGGGAGTTCCTGTGGAATGGTGGAGCAATCACTGCGCCTAAACCTGACCCTACAGCAGTTCAATATGACATCGCAAGCTATCTCCAGAACGGCCCTCGGCGGAAAGTTATCGAGGCCTTCCGTGGTGTCGGTAAATCATGGATCACTTCAGCCTATGTCTGTTGGAGGCTCCTGTTAAATCCCCACCTGAACTTCCTCGTAGTCTCTGCTTCAAAGGATCGTGCTGACCAGTTCTCCACGTTCACCAAGCGGCTGATCTATGAGATGCCTCTACTCTCCCAACTACGTCCCAAGCACAACCAACGGGACTCCAACATTGCTTTTGATGTTGGCCCTGCCGGTATCTCTCACTCTCCCTCCGTTAAGTCAGTCGGTATCACCGGCCAGCTAACAGGTTCTCGGGCAGATGAGATCATCGCTGATGACGTTGAATCCCTGAACAATTCGTTAACCTTCACCCTCCGTGAGCAGCTCTCAGAGAGGATCAAGGAGTTTGACGCTATCTTGAAGCCAGGAGGTACAACGACCTTCCTCGGCACACCCCAAACAGAAATGTCCATTTACAACGATCTATCTGGCCGAGGCTATGAGATCCGCGTGTGGCCCGCCCGTATTCCTAAAGACCCTGATCATTACTCCGGAAGATTGGCACCGCTGATCATGGAGAAGCTCGAGCGTAGCATTCCTGCCCTCAGCCCCGTAGACCCAGGTCGATTCGGTGATGAAGATCTTCTGGAGCGTGAAGCTTCCTATGGACGTACCGGCTTCGCCCTACAGTTCATGCTGGATACCAGCCTGTCAGATGCCGATAAGTATCCCTTGAAGTTGTCTGACCTCATCTGTATGAGTCTGGACATGGACATGGCTCCAGTGAAATTAGCTTGGAGTTCTGGCCCTGAGTCTGTCGTTTCGGATGCCCCTAACGTGGGCCTTGCCAGTGACAAGTTCTACCGACCCATGTGGAAGTCCAAGGAGATGACTGAGTACACAGGCACTGTCATGTTCATTGACCCATCCGGTCGAGGTCAGGATGAAACCTCCTACGCTATCATCAAGATGCTCCACGGGTATCTCTTCGTGATGGATGTTGGTGGCTTCCAGGAAGGAGGTTACTCAGAGGCTACCCTGAAGTCCCTCGCTGTGTTGGCTGCTAAGTATAAGGTCAATGAGGTTCTGTCTGAGCCTAACTTTGGTGACGGGATGTTCAATGAGTTGTTCAAGCCGTGGCTCCGTAAGATTCATCCCTGCACTCTGGAAGAAGGCCCGAGGGCTAACCAACAGAAGGAACGTAGGATCATTGATGTCTTGGAGCCTGTCATGAATCAGCACCGTCTGGTTATCAATGAGGCACTCATCAAGAGGGACTACGAGTCAGCCAAGAACCCTAAGTACAGCCTGTTCTACCAGATGACCCGTCTGACAGCCGATAGAGGATCGTTGGCTCATGATGACCGTCTGGATGCTCTGGCAGGGGCCGTGGCCTATTGGGTTGAACAGATGTCCCAAGATGCTGATGAGTCAGCGGATAGACATCGTGAAGAGCTACTCAATGCAGAGCTGGCGAGGTTCCAGGAACATGTCATTGGATTCAACTCAGGTGCCTCAGAAGAGCTGACATGGTGTTCTTACTAATCAAGGAGTTATAATTCCACACACCTCAGGGAGAGGCGGCAAGCTTCTCTCTGCAGGTTTACCTCTATTAGATAACCCTTGGCTACCCTTTGAGACTCCTCTGAAGGTGATGTAGTGTGTGGTGAGAACCCACAGTCCAAGACCCTCTATAAGACATCTTATGGATATCTAGTGTAACTGGCTGACCATAAGGAACACCTTACTCGGTGAGACTTGAATAGGATAATTATAGTAGGGAAGAACAGACAGACATCTATTAGACAACTCTTAGACACCTATTAGAAGACACCATTAGGGAGTGGACAGGGTAACATATTTGGAGGAGAAAGTCAACAGATGGATATCAATTGGAGTATCTTAGGGTTACTATTCGTTATGTCAATAGGCATCTTAGGGGCCGGTGTAGTTCTTCATATGGTCATCGATAAGTTCTTCGGTTAGGTGAACCCCAGGATTATTATAATAGCGAAAAACTTCTAGGTGAACCCCCGGATTATTATAACGAAAAACTGTGAGTCGGTATTGATAGGTAAAGGAAGCGCGATTACCCCCCTTGGGGGTCACCCTGGCTAGCCTGGAGAGTCGAAAAGCCTTCTAAAAAGATGGCATGGGGGGCTATACGCCACAAGATACGCCACAGGCTAGTCTAAGTGTTTGATCTATAAAGGATCACAATGGTTTGTTAATCCATTGGATAGGTTGGGGGGCAACGGCTGGCAGGTATCTGATAGGCTTAGAGTATGGTCGCATAGATGATCATAGGGTTTGGCTATTGGTTACCGCGTGGTTATGCCGTGGGATGTTTTTTCCTCCTGTCTAACCTCCTGTCTAACCTTCTGTCTAACCTCCTGTCTAACCTACTGTCTAACCTACTGTCTAACCTCCTGTCTAACCTCTTCACTGTCCCTCTATTAGTTATCGATTAGATGATTAGATAGTTATTCTGTTTTTTTTTATCATAGAAGGTTGACGGATAATAATTCTGTCTATATAGTTCACCCCAGATCAGCCCGAAAGCGGGTTTAACCAACTAAAGGATATCAACATGTTCTACACTTTACGCGGTAACAAGGGCACCATCATTACAGTTGATGCGGCCATGAATGACCACAATGTGGCGGTAGATATCGAATGGGAAATCGTACAATGTGATTCTCCAGTAATGCTTAAAACACTGCTATCAGATGACGGGTACGAGTTGGTCACTTCAAAATGTATCGATGGTAACTCGCAAACCGGTGATCAATGGCATGTAGCTGTAGAGAGTGACGGGACACTGACTCACTTTCACATGGTTGATGATTGCCAATACGATGAACACTTTTCGTTTGAAGTTGAATAAATAACTATCCGGTGGTTGACACGAACAACTAAGGGATAGTAGAGTACGCTCCACATTGATGCTCACACCGGCAATTGATCAGGTGTCACCAAGTCACGCAAAGCGTTACCGCTGGAGGGTCGAGGATAGGCCAAGAGATAGAGCGATTAGTTGATAGTACAGGGCGCATTAAGGGCAAGAACACGCCCATTAGTGTGTCCGATAGTATCCGCTAGTCAATTAAACCAAGAGGTAAACATGATGAAGGGAATTATAATCTACACCGTTGTGATCGCATGGATTGGCTTTGAATTAATGACAACGGCTATTACTCACATCGTTTGAACTAAAAGGTGAACACTATGATTAACACTAAGAAATCACTAATCGATACGGCACGAACACACGGTTGCGCCTCGTTGTTGTCCATAAACAGCGACAGCAAGACAGTGAAGGGCATGACCAAAGGTTACCTAACAGGTGTCATGTATATGATGCCGGATGACCAGCTATGCCCTATGAGTGAGATTGCCGGCTGCCGTGAAGCCTGTTTGGTCAGTGCTGGCAGAGCAGCATTCACGCCAGGTATTGGCATGGCAAGGGCTGCGCGTACCGATTTCTTCCGGAAGAACCGCAAAACCTTTATGGAATTGCTCTTCCGTGAAATCCAAGGGCTGATCAACAAGGCTGACAAAAGGGGCCTGACCCCTGCAGTTCGTCTAAACGGAACAAGCGATATCAATTGGGCCAACGTGACCCACAACGGACAATCAGTATTTGAAGCTTTCCCTAATGTGCAGTTCTACGATTACACCAAGTCACCATCCATCATCCGGGCTGCGGCTGGGGAGGCTAATTGGTCAGTCGTTGGAAGTTACTCCGGAGCTAGCCAAAAGTACGCCATGCTGATCACTGCAGCGGC